CAACTTAAGAACCGATACAATGATCCAACCATTCATAAGAGATTTGTGATTGGTATTGATAGGGCTAAGATGCGTCTTTATGATTGTGAACAGTCTGCTCAGAATGACATTCTTGACAATAAACAAGAAGAGGAGTATGATTTTGAGGAAAGAAAACCAAAGAAATCATTTGAGGGATTTAAGTTCTGATGGGACTAAAACTTAGAGAAAAAAATGAGATTCAAATAAGAGACACTTCTGGTGTGTATTACGTTGTTCTTAATGAAGACGGAAAAGTTCGTTGTCATTGTGGAGAAGAACAAGATGCTCAAATGATGGTGAGTATGAATCCTGGATGTTATTATAGAATTGATCACTATCCAGATCCTCCAAAAGTTATTAATGTTTCATCCCAAGAAATGGAACAAGATAAACAACTTAATCCTCAAAATATTTTACCAGATAGACAACAACAACCTTTAAACTTATGACTATTGATCTTAACAAGTATGTCGAGTTCGTTAATACGACTACCTCAAGTCCGAGTAAAGAACACACCCCGTTCATCGATCGTCTCATGGAACTTCGTGAGAATGGATTTCCTACCGAGCGACTGCTTACTGCTGCTGTAGGAATGTCTGCCGAGGCAGGTGAGTTCACTGAGATTATCAAGAAGATTGTCTTCCAAGGCAAACCAGTAACTGAAGAAAATCTCTTTCACCTGAAACGAGAACTCGGTGATATTATGTGGTATGTTTCTCAAGCCTGTATTGGACTTGATATTTCTATTGAAGAAGTAATCCAAATGAACTTTGAGAAACTGAGTGCTCGTTATCCTGAAGGTGCTTTTAGTATTGAACGATCTGAGAATAGAAAGGAGAATGATGTATGACTAAAGAAAAACAAGTAACACTTAAACTTGATGCTCGTGCCGCAGCAGCAGTTCGTCAAGTTCTTTTTGAATCTCAAGTAGGATATACTTACGATGAGGCAAGTGTTCCTCCTCGTATTACTGATATTCGTTCTGTGATTCAGGATCTTGATGATAGTATTGGTTCTGTTCTTGGTGTTTGACCCTTCGGGGTCTTTTTTTATAAATAACTAAAAAGTATTTGTAGAAAAATGAATTCAAGGGAATACTGGGGATTGGCAGAAGCATATGCTGAGGTTTATGCTCCTCAAGAAGAGTATTTTGATGAAGGTATTTTAGATATCTTTAAAAGTCAACAACAAAAAGATTTTGAAAGGCGCGCCGCTGAATTAAGAAGAACTTCTCAGAGAGAGAAGTCTGATAGAGCTGCTGGGAGAGCTTCTACCAATCCTGCGACTGGGTTGAGATATACTAGACCAACTAAAAATACTACAAGACAAGAAGGACAACCAGCAGTTCTTGGTGGAAGAAATGTTCAGTGGGCTGTTGATAAGGCAGGTAAGGGCAAATGGGTGAATGCTGATAGGGAAGGACTGGGCCCGGCTGCAAAACCATCACCAACCCCAACACCAAAACCAACCCCAACACCAAAACCAACACCAAAACCAAAACCAACTCCTACACCACAAGTAAAACCATCACCAGTAGGGGGATATAAGAAAGATACATCAATCACTGATATGATTGGTAGATCTCAAGTCAGACAGGGTGCTCCTATTAACACAGGAAATCGTTCTTCTGATATTCGTGCTATGGCAGCAACATCAACTGTAGGATCAACTCCAACAACCTCAACAAAACCTGCACCAAAACCTGTAAATAAGGCAACAGGTTCTAAGAAGCCTGGTAGTGTTTATTCCGGGTTTGATATGTTTGATCTTGTAAAAGGACATCTTCTTGATGAAGGATATGCTGATACTGAAGAGGCAGCAATCGCAATCATGGCAAACATGAGTGAAGAGTGGAGAGAGAGTATTCTTTCTGAAGCTCCAGGAGAGTGGTTTGGTGGATTGAGAGATAGAGCTCGTGCAAGTAGAGCAGCACAGATGCAATCAGCAAAACCAACACCAAAACCAGGTCCAACTGTTTCCTCACCATTTGCTAAACCAGCAAGTAGAAATGATAGTGGCAAATTAACCACTTATGGTTCTGGTGGTGGTGCAGAAGCAGAAAGAAGAGGGAAAACTCGTTCTCAGGTTATGCAACAAGGTGCTAAAAACCTTGAGAATAAGAATAGAAATCCTGGACCAAATTTTGGCAGATAAATAACCACGGAAGGTTGCTCTAACTCCTTGACTTTATAGTTGAGGGGTTTTATAATGCTCAACTAAGATCTCATAATAAATAAAGTATATCAATTCCAAAAAATGAAGAGCGTATACACTTTCCTTAAAGAATATAAACAACTCAGAGAGAGTGAAACTTCCGAGAGAGCTGCGGAGTTGGGCTATGAATGGCAACGCCGTAATGTTTATGTAGATCCTAAGAGTGGGAAGAGATATAGAGGAACTGGAACTAAATTTGAAGAAATACCTGACGAACAACCTGCAGAAAAGAAACCAGGACAACAGGCGCCACAAAAAACATTAGATAAGTTTAAACAGGATGCTCAAGAAAGACCTGCAGTAGCTCCTCAAACTCCACAACCTTCCGCTTTCCCTGCAAATCCAGCTGATGATGGTCAAGAAGCTGAGATGAGAGCTGTTGCTGCTTCTCAAGGAATGTGGCCTCATTATACTAATGCTCGTAAGGATTATCATATTAATAGAGAACTTCAACAAATACAGGCAGATAGAGAAGCTGCTCAAGCTGAACTAGAAGCTCAACAACAACCAGAACCTCAACCTGAACCACAGATAGAAGAACCACCCAAGAAAGAACCTGAAGAGTTTAGAACTGTTGATGATGTAGTTGTAGAAAAAGAAGAAGATGATATTAAAGAACTTGAAAAATCTGGAGGGGTTTATGATATAAGTGACGAAATGGAAGATTTTGATAAAGAATTTGCCGAATATGAAAAGGACATTCTTGGTAACATTGAACAATTAAAAGAAATTAGTGAAAGAAAAGCAAAGGCTTTAGAGAAACAATATGGAGCATTTAAAGAGAGTCTTTCAAAAATACCAGACAAGACTATTAAATCTTCATTCTTAAAGTCTGTTGCTAACGCAAAAACTTTTGAGGGAAGAGTTAATACTGGGGCTGGCAAGAATAATCTTGGATATGCTGATATTCAAAATTTGGTTGCAAATAGAGATAGATTGATGAATGGATATGGTGATGGATCTCCTGAACAGATTGAAAAATTTGTTCGATCTGTAAGATCTAATGAAGTATCCGAAGAATTTGTAAATGCATCATTTGAAATTCTCCCTGAAGCATTTAAAAAATCTTTGAGTGGTAAGGGACAAGTCACAAATGATAAGTATGTTTCTGACGATAAACCTCATAAAGATATACACTTCTTAGGTTATAATGAAGATGGAAGTGTCAAGAGAGGTGCTGCCAGCAATAAAGATAGAGCTAAATTGATGTGGAGAATTTATTTGGAACAAGGTGGTCGAGATGCATACACTGGACTTCCTCTTGATATTCAAGCCATGGATTTGGAACATGTTCGTGGATTTACTAATAAAGATGGAGGAAAACCAGGTAAAAAAGAGTTTGAAGAAAGAGAAAATGATAAAAACTTTACTCTAATTAACTCAAATATTAATCAGAAAAAAGTTGATTTATCGATGAAAGATTTCTTTGAGAGAGAAGTTGATCCTCATGCAAATAAATCTGAAGAAGAATTTGGTGGTATTGAAAAGTTATTTGAAAAGGCAAATGAAATTGGATCTGTTGGAGATCAATTGGTAAAAACTCTCCTAGGAAAAGGTGGTAAAGGTTTGAGTGATGAACTTACTAAAGGTATTCTGATCGAGCATTTCAATCAAGATGATCAAAGATATACGGAGCTTAGAAATGAGTTTCGTAAAGCAGCTGGTGATGATGCTAGTAAGAAAAAGGCAGCTGGCCTAAAGTCAAAACTTGGAAAACAACTCTTGAAAGCTTCTGGACTTACTCGGGGTATCACTGATCCCTCTGGAAGAAGAACAGTTGCTCTTCAAGAAAATGTCTATCGTGGATTTCTTCAATCGATGGCAAATGCAAAACCATCGGACCGTCAAAGATATATGGATGGTTGGGCTGAAGCTATTAAATCTGGAAACGAAGAAAGAAGTCCAAAGGCCGTAAATAGGAAACTTGTAGAACTTGGTCTTATTGATGATGAAATTCTAAATGATAGGAAAGCTGGAAGAGTATTTAAGGAAGAATGTGAGTATGATAATGTGGATTGTGTAAAATTCATAAAGAAATATAATAAAAACAATAAGTTTTTCTGATTTGACACCACCCTTCTGAGGTGGTATGATTACTATGCAAAGGTTATGACTATGAAAGAACGCCGTAAGTATCCTACTGTCCTCCGTTACCCTGGAGGTAAGTCACGAATCATTTACTATCTGTTCCGTAAGAACATGATTCCCCAAGAGATCAAGGAATACCGTGAAGGTTTTCTTGGTGGTGGTTCTTGTGCTCTTGCATTTTCCGTCATGTATCCAGACATTCCTGTTTGGGTAAATGATCTGTATTACAATCTTTATTGTTTCTGGACTCAACTTCAGACCAACTCGGATTCTCTTGTGAATCGTCTTCTGGAACTGAAGGATAAAGCTTGTGAAGCTGAAGATGTGACTCAACTGGAAGAGAAACATCGTCAACTGTATTCTGATATGAGGGACATGATTGATACCTCTACAGATCCTTTTGACATTGCGACTTCTTTCTACATTCTGAATCGTTCCAGTTTCGGTGGTTTTACTGAACAGAACAAGAATGCTTTCATTCGTGACTCTTACAAGAATACTATTTTCTCTCAGAGTAAGATCAAAAAACTTTCTGAGATCAGTCGGATCATTCAACCTTGGAGGATTACTAATCAGGACTATCGTGATCTGATGACTGCTCCTGGTCAAGATGTCTTTGTGTTCCTTGATCCTCCATATCTGATCAAAGATATGTTGTATGGTAAGAACAAAGAGATGCACACTGGATTCTCTCATGAAGACTTTGTTCAAGCTTGTAAGGATACTCCACACAACTGGATGATCACTTACAACGAACATGAATGGTTGCGTGAACAGTTTGCTGACTATCATATGGAGAACTTTGAGTTCCGTTACAGTCTTGCTCATCGTTCTGAAAATAAAAACAAGAAGGAAGAACTTCTGATCATGAATTATGTTCTTCCTCGTGATGTCCCCGAAACTAATCCCCTTGAAGATCTTTTGTATGCATAAAGACAACTTTATAAATACTTTTATGGAAAATTAGAAGTAATGAAAAGTTTCTTTAAGTTCCTTTCAGAGGCAAGAAAGACTACCGCTTCAGAGAGAGCGCATAAACTTGGCCTGGAAGGAGATGGTAAGGGTAATTGGGTTGATAAATCAGGTAAGATTGTAGCCAGAACTGAGGGTGGTAAACTCGTCTTCAGACAAGGTGCTGGTAGGACTGCTGCAGATCAAGAAGTTTCTACTCAACAGAAAGGTGCTCAAGTTGCAGAACCAACTGCAACTACAGGAACTCCTCAAGAGACAACACCCACTGGACAAGGATCTCAAACTATCACTTTGGTATTTGGTAGATTTAATCCACCAACAGTTGGACACCAGAAGTTACTTGATGCTTCCAAGACTGCTGCTGGAGAAGGTGATTTAAGGATCTATCCTTCAAGAAGTGTGGATCCAAAGAAAAATCCATTAGAACCTGATGATAAAGTAGAACTGATGAAAATGATGTTCCCAGATCATGCTGATGATATTATCAATGATTCTAATGTAAAAACAATTTTTGATGCTTTAAGAATTGCTGATGAGGATGGATATTCTAATGTAAACATCGTAGTTGGTTCTGATCGTGTTTCTGAGTTTGATAGTCTGGCTCAGAAGTACAATGGTGAACTGTATAACTTTGATACTATTGAAACTATCTCAGCTGGTGATCGTGACGCTGATGCTGAAGGTGTGGAAGGAATGTCAGCTTCTAAGATGAGGAAGGCAGCTGTTGAAAATGATTTTGAAACCTTCAGAAGTGGTGTTCCTGATAGTGTTGATGATGATGAAGCAAAGAGTATTATGAAAACTGTTCGTAAGGCAATGAAAATTACGAATGAAAGTTGGGGTCTTTGGGAGATTGCTCCTAAGTTTGATATGTGGAACCTTCGTGAACATTATGTTGCTCAACAAATCTTTAGAATGGGTGATATTGTAGAGAACTTAAACACTGGATTGGTTGGTGAAATCATCCGTAGAGGTGCTAATCACCTTATTTGTGTAACGAAAGAAGGTTTTATGTTTAAGTCCTGGATTAAGGACGTGAAAGAGTATACCGAAGTTAAGATGGATAGGAGGTATAGGGAGCCTGGAAAACCAAATACTCTTGTTGGAACCAAAGGATATTTCAAGTATGTTGCAGATATGACACCTGGATTTGAAAAAGGTGATAAAACTAATCTTCAACCAGGTGGAAAATCTTATAGTGGTATTAGGGAATTCATAAATAAGTATAAGGCAAAAAAGTAATTCACTTATACTCATGTCAATGAACATCCTTAACGATATTTCTCAAGTTTACTTGGAACAGGTTGCTGCTAAACCTGATTTCTTAGATTTAGATAAAGATGGGAATAAGAAAGAGCCAATGAAGAAGGCTGCGAAGGAAGTTGAAGCTCCTAAGGAGAGACTGAAAACGGATAGGAATATGTTCAATATTCCTAAGGGTGAACAGGAAGCTGCTAGAGAGAGACTTTTAGCTAAGGCCAGAGCTAAAAGAGAGAAGATGAAAGAAGAGATTGAAATTGATGAAGCTTCATATTCTGCAAAAGAAGCAAGGGCAGGTAAAGACATTGGTAAGCCTGGTAAACAGTTTGCAAAGATTGCTAAATCTGCTGCTGAAAGATATGGTTCTGAAGAAAGAGGTAAGAAAGTAGCTGGTGCAGTACTAGCTAAACTTCGTAAAGAAGGTCTCGATCCAGTAGGTCAAGAAGATGCTGACATTGATAATGATGGTGATACTGATAGTTCAGATAAGTATCTCCACAAGAGAAGAAAGGCAATCGGTAAGGCAATCGCTAAGAAGAATGTAAAGGAAGGTTTCTCAAACTGGAGACAAGACCTTTCTGAGGTTATGGATGATATTGAGTCAAATAAAAAGATTAAAGAAAAAAAGGTTAATAATAAGATTAAGATTAACCCAGAAATGAAAGAAGCAGTTGAACAACTGGGTGGTGAGTTAGTTGAAATGGTTGAGCTTGATGAAAAAACTTATAATGAGGGATTATTTGATGGATCTATAACAAGAACACCTTCTAAGGTTCAATCTCAACAGTCTAGTCCGATAAAAAAACCACAACCTAGTCCAATAAGAAAAACTCCATCTAAGATTCAGTTTGGACCAAAAATAAATCAAACAAATTCTTACCAACCAGAAGGTGAAATGGTTGATGAAAAAATGAACATGAAAAAAGCTGAAATGGGTGATGTGATTAAAGATTTCTATAAGTCTGACGCTCCTCAATTTAAAGGAAAGTCAAAAGAAAAGCGTCGTGAGATGGCGATTGCAGCTAAGTTGACTGCCGAACGTGGTGGTA